CGTGCCTGCGTTAGGATCGCTGACCGGGATAATGTCTACCCGATCATCAAAGTCCATTGGTAGCGCCTGCCCATCGTCATCCTCATAGGGATAAACTTCGGGACCGTAGTCCCTGACAAGTTCCGCGAGTATCTTGAGTTCTTTGGAGACTGCCGCGTGAACACGAGCCTGTACCGCGCTCATCACCTTCATCTCTCGCTCAAGAACTGCAAGCGTGGTGCCAACCGGCGCTTCACCATTGATGTCTGAGGCTTTCACATCCGCCGCTGATGCGAATCGACGCCCCTCCTGAACAATGTCACCTAGCAACTGATAAAGGACGTTGCTTGGCTCCTTGTAAGGCAGGAACGTGATGTTGTCGCGGATTGCACCACCCGGAACGTCTACGTCACGGAACTCTCCGGGCATGATGGGAGTGTCATCGCCCTTGATCCTGAGTCCCCGAGATTTCAATCCCCCCGGTAGGTTGGCAAGTGTTCCGGCGTCTACCAACTGTCTCAGCAACGATGTTGCCGACTTGGATAGACCACCGATCATATGTACTAGGCCAAAGCCATAAAAGCCCAGACCGGGCAAATACTGGTAGTGGACATAGTGATCCCGCTTCATCTTCTTGGGATCATCCTCATACCAGTTGCGCCGAATCGACAGAATTGTTCTTGATGACTTGTCAATGGTAACGACATAAGGCAACGCAATGCCCGTGGGCTTGCCTCTATCCGTGTCCTCAAAGCCAATAAGATCGATGTCAACGTGCATTTCAAGCAGGGTATGGCGATTGTCGAACTCGTAGTTCTCCGAGTCCCCAGTCAGCCGATCATACTTCTGCTGTATTTCTGAAATGTCCGGTGATGGTGCAGGCAAATCTATGTCAGAATAAAATCCGCTTACCTGTAACTTCCTGATTTCATTGGAAGTTTTCTTCATTACATGCGTGGCACGCTCGCAAGTAGTCAGGTCTGACGCACCATAACTAACCACGAAATCCTCTGCTGGCACAAACATGGCGCAGGGTCTGCCCATGCTTGGGTCAAAGTACACCTTGCGGAAAGCGGAGCCTGCAATCGGCAGAGAAAACAACAGCTTCTCTGTCTCGGTGCGATACTCAGTCATTCTCTGTGTGATCAGGTAGTTCAGATAGTTCTGAACCCTGTGCGCCTGCTTTGTCTTGTCATCGGTGATCTTGCCGACGATAGACGTTCTGACCGGACCACTAGCAGGATATATCTCCTGTATGGTCTGTGCCTGAAAGCGTATAACTGCCTCAGAAAGCATAGGATGAAACACGCCACAGGCTCCTTCCCACGGCGTAGACCTGTCCTCAAACTTTAGTCCTAACAAGTCAAGACCACGGACATAGGAGTCTTCCCAGTCCGCACGGCTCATCCTGTCAGCGTCAAACTGGGACACTAGCTCACTGGCGAGACTGTCTAGGTCTCGCTCATCCATGTACTCAGCTAGGTTGGAGCCATGCTCAACGCCCATAAGGGCAGGCATGTTGGGATCGAAGTCAATGATCATCCCGCCATCTTCGTCCATCACACTGACAGACTCAGGATTCTCAATAACGATCTCTAGCTCTTCTGCCGCCCCAGAAGGGGCAAAGGGCGTTGCTACGCGATCAATAGCCACTTAGCCTCTTCCGCCTCGCTTACCACCCTTGGGCTTCATTTTGGAGGTCATGCCGCCCCTGTACATCTTCTTCATGGTCTTGATGGGGCCAACAACACCACCGGCTTTTTTGCCAAGCTCATCGTTCGGGCCTTTGCCATCCACGACAAACTTGGGAACCATCTTGTCGCCCTTAGCCACCATCTCCAGCTTGTCGTTTTGCGCGCCTGAAGGAACCTTTTTGCCTTGAGCCATCCCCGGACCCATAGCCCTCATCTTAGTTCCCATCTTGGATTTCTTTCTCATCGCTTTCACCTGCGTATAAATTGTCGAATATCCTGTTTACGTCCAGCGTGTAATCCAAGTCGGACTTGGAGTAGTGAATGTGCTGTGACGGCCTGAAATCCGGTGCGCCTTCTCCTGCCTCCCACCATGCTGGATGTGTCACCCGCACACGGTTGTTGGGTAGCGCCACGATATTGCCTGTCCACGGACCCGCATCCAGAAGCTCCATCACATGACTCTGCTTGTGTTGAGCAGGGTCATCAGCGATCTCGTTGTCTGTGTAGTCCACCGTGAACATGTATCTCGCGGGGTAGAACTCCCCGTCTATCTTGGCAATCCAAGGACACGGCGTTGCCCTATCTAGGACGTAAACGCTGTGCTCTCTGGATGAGCAGTCCCACGGCTGGGCCGCGTAGACCGGCATCGGCTCGGGCCACTCCTGAAGCGGAGTGTCTCCGACCAAGGCAGTGATAGGCATCCTTGCCCACATCGCGCCTCCATGGATGTTTGGCTCGTCGTTGTCATAGGTTTCAGCGCCAGTAAATATGATCTGGAAGCTGAGACACCGACAAGGCATCGTTGTTACCGCAATCGCCATGGCGTGAAGGAACTCGCCGTGGTATTTCTCGTGGTTGTGCGTGTATTCGCGTCTTACCCAGCACTTAAAGTGCGGAATATTGCTTTGCAGAAAAGCCATAAGCCCTCAGTAGTAGTTGGCGACCCTCCCGTGAGGATCAAAGTCATCTTCCTCGTCAGACCTGAGCGCCACGAAGCCGCCCTGCCTGAAGCGAAGAAGTGCTTGCGTTGAAGAGTCAACGAGGTCGTCATGCTCCCCCGCGGGGAACGCGGCAAACTCTTCTATGACCTCTTCAGCGAATCGTGTCTCTGGTGCCCATACAGTCCCAGAGGCGAACAAGTCAGCAACAGCATTCACCCTTGCTATCTTGTCGTTGCCACGCGAGGGGGTGTATTCCGAAACCGGAATCCCCATCGCCCGTAGCTCGAATATAAGCGGCATCCCTGCCGCCTTTCCTTCAACAATAAATGCATCTGGTTGCATTTCGTTCCACATCTCGTAAGCCGTTTTCTTTAGCTCTGGGAACTCCAGACGTTCTTTGTAGGCATCCAAAAGGATGACGTTCGGCTGTGATATGCCGTCATCGTCGGGGTGATAAAACACGCCCCACGTTGTGCAGGCAGAGTAGTCTGCCCGTTGGGTTTTCAAGAAAGCTGTGTCCCATGACTGAATCACGAACTCACATTGCGGGGGATAGTCCTTTTCCCAGACTTTCCACCATTCTCTCTTGATGAGTGCGCCCTCTTCGGACGTTGGGTTTTGCTGGTACTGCGCGTTCCACTTGGGGGAGGGCAGTTCACTCCGCAGAGCCTCAAGCTCTGTTTGGCTCCAGAACTCAGGCCACAGGGGTTTACCTGACGGCATGATGGCTGGAAACTCTATAACCTCCCACTCATCGGAACCTACCCGTTGAGCAGAGGACTTAATAATCTTGCCGGTCAGATCACGCATGTGCCAGCGTGTCATCACAATAACGATAGCGCCTCCCGGCTGAAGTCGCTGTCGAGGCCCAGATGTGTACCAGTCATATGTCCGGTCAAACACAGATGGGTCTGCTGACTGGCCCTCCTGCTCTGAGTGAGGGTCGTCAATAATTAAAAGGTCTGCACCTTTACCTGTTACCGCACCGCCAACACCGATAGCGAAGTATTCGCCGTTCTTGTTGGTGCTCCAACGGCCTGCCGCCTTTGAGTCTGCCCTTAGCTGTAGATTGGGAAAGACCTTCTTGAAGTCCTCCGAATCCACAAGGTTTCTGACCTTTCGACCAAAACCCACAGATAACTCGGCGGTGTGCGCTGTCTGGATAATTTTCTTCTCAGGCATCTGGCCCAAGAACCATGCTGGTAACAAGTAAGAGGCAAACTCAGACTTTGTGTGCCGTGGCGGCATGTTCACAATCAGGCGCTTCAGTTCGCCGCTGGCAATGCGCTCAAACGCTTCTGCCATGATCTTGTGGTGCCTACCTTCAATAAATGCAGGCCACATATACTTCACAAAACCCATGTAGGTGTTCTGTGCCGCCTCAACTTCTTTTGCCTGCTTGGCTTTCTCCAGAATCTCTGCGGCTCTGAGCCTGACATCTGGAGATGCGCCCTTTAGCCTTTTGGCTAGTTCGGGCGTCATTAACTCTGACATTACGCCATCCGTGCTGTCTTGGTGCGCTTGAATGATCTATTTTTTGATCTGTTTGCCACTTTTAAATTGGTTTTCTTGTTAGAGCCGCCCTTTGCCAGTGGCTTTTTGTGGCCTACGTCCTTTCCGTCACCCTTCTTGACTCTGCCTTCCTTTTCCATCAAGCGCCTAGCGGCTTTCCGCTTGTCGTTGTTTCGGCGTTGCTTCGGCTTGGACTGGTAGTTGTCGTATTCCTTGCGGTAATTTCGCCTCATACCGCAGTCATCACGCCGCCCCTGCGGAAGAACTCATCGTTGTAAGGGCCACTATAAAAACCAAACTTAGGAGAATAGTTTATAGGGTTGTCTAGACCGCCAACCGGAATATCCATGAATCCACCAAATTGGCGACCGCTAAAATATGGAGTTCCAAACTGCTCTCTAAAGGGTGTGATTGTGGGATCGGGGCCACTATCTGCAACAAACCCAGCAGAACCACCGCCTGTCGCGTAGGGGTTGTAACCTCCACCCTTTCCGCCACCAAAGCCACCGCCCATTCCGTAAGGGTTGTAGCCTCCGAAGCCGCCCCCTTTGCCGCCACCAAATCTTGGCCTGCGCCGGAATCCACCATAAGGACCAAAGCCTGTCGAATACCCAGACATCAATCCGGCGTTAGGCATGTACTGCTGGCTCATGCTGTAAGGAGCGCCATAGCCTCCCATCCCGCCTTTACCCATCGGTCCCCCAAAGGAGGGATATCCAAAGCCAAAGGGACTGCCTGTAAAGTCTTGACGGGGAAACCTAGTTCCTCCGTAGTCACCAGAGGTAAATATTCCTCCCGGCTGTCGGGTGCCGCCAGTGCCGCCCTTTCCGGCCAGCAAAGACAAAATGTTTGGAAAAGCCTGATCGCTTGTTCCGCCGCCTGTGGTGCCGCCTGTCGTGTCGCCTGTCGTGTCACCAGACCCAGAGTCGTCTCCTGCTCCAGCGTCTGCCAATGCCCGAAACTGGCTTAGATCAGAACCATATGGAACATTCGCAAAGCCGCCGCCCTCAAGCGCAAATGGATTGTTTGTTCTATCGATACCCAAAGAACTTAAATAGGCTTGATAGTCCTTGCTGGTCCCCATTCTTTGGCCTTCCGGCCCCGGTCTTTCGTAGGCTTGTCTGAGGAGCGCCTCTCTAAGAGACTGGTCATCATAGTCTCCTGCATCATACTT